CAACAGACACAGATTTTGAGTTGCTTTACTATCAGAAAGTACCATCCCTTAGTAGTAACTCAGATAACTGGCTTTTGCTAGAAGCACCTGATGTATACCTCTATGGTAGTTTATTACACTCAGCACCGTATTTAGCAGAAGACCAAAGGGTAGCAGTTTGGGCGCAGATGTATTCTGCCGCAGTTGCTAGATTAAATGAATATTCTGACAATGCACGTTATAGTGGGTCAGGATTAACACTTAAAGTGAGAGGATTAGTATGAGTTTTACAAACTTTTTAGAAACAGAAATCTTAGACCACGTATTTGCAGGTGCGGCTTACTCAGCTCCCGGCACACATTACCTAGCGTTATTCACAGCAGTAGCAGATGGCGAAACAGGTTCAGTAACTGAGTTATCAGGCTCTGCATATGCTAGACAATCAGTTGCATTTACTACATCAGGTAATACAACATCGAACAATGCGGCAGTAGAATTTCCTACAGCTACAGGTTCATGGGGTACAGTAACACACGTTGGTGTTTACGATGCTTCTAGTAGTGGTAACTTAATGGCATATGCTACGTTATCATCGAGCAAAACTATTGATACTGGTGATGTATTTCGTGTTCCATCAGGTGACTTAGATATTACGCTAAACTAATAGAGTAAGTTTCTATGGCTTTTGAATACGGTGAATCGTATTATGGCTTACGAACATTTGGCTCTAGTGTAGGTGATGTAAAAGATGCTTCAGCAACAGTAACAGCCACATCAAGTGTAGCCAATGTAAATTACGTTGTCGCTATAGGTGCGGATGCAAGTACAACTGCTACTTCAAGCGCAACTTGTTCTGCGGAACAGTTTGTACTAGAAGAATCAGATAGATATGTATATGGCTCAGGCTTATATGGTAGAAACGTCTTTGCAGGTGATGCTGATTTACAGACAGTAGTTACTGCTACATCTAGTGCAATAAGTAGTTGTGAGCGTATACATTTAGGTTCTGCAACCTCTACGGTAGCTAGTGGTATATCTGCTTTAGGTGGTTTCTTAGGAAATACTGGTGGTACAGTTACTGCTACAAGTAGTATTGCATGTGGTGGTCAAATTGTAGGTGAGCGTAGTGCTACGTCAACACAAAATTCTGCCATTACTGCTACAGCAACTGCAACATATAGTGACTCAGTACAAGTAACAGCAACATCAACCGTAACAGCAAGTGCTGAGAAATTCTTTTTAGAAAGCTCAGATAAGTTTGCATATGGAACTGGATTGTATGGTTACAACAAGTACGATGCTGAAGATTTACAAACAATTATATCTGCTACATCAGTTGATACAACGTGTACAGGTGCTAAAGTAAATCTTGCTTCAGCTACATCTAGTGTTACAAGTGGAACAACAGCAAGTGCAGAACGTATAGAGCAACCAACTGCTACAACAACAGCCACGTCAAGCTCTACTTCAGCAGGTTTGGTTATATATGTAGGTGTTGCTACAATGACATCGACAAGCACAACAACACAGACTAGCAATAATACGAGAGTACGAGAAAGCACAGGTATAGTATCATCAACATCAGGTATAGCAACAATAGCTAGAGAAAAGTGGGAGGTAATACCACCTACATCTATAACTTGGACTGAAATAGCGGCATAAGATTATGGCATTAATACCATTAGACATACCACCGGGTCAATATAGAAACGGTACAGACTTTCAATCGTCAAATAGATGGCGAGATGCGAGTTTAGTAAGATGGCATGATGGCTCTATGAGACCTGTTGGTGGATGGACAACTAGAAAAGCGAGTGCATTTGCATCAGCTCCTAGAGCAATGTTATCTTGGTTAGATAATTCGAGTGACTCATATTTAGCAGGTGGCACATATAACAAGTTATATTATGTAAATCCTTCACATACAGTCTACGATATAACACCTTCAGGATTGACATCAGGTAACTTAAATGCTTCACTAAATCTTGGCTATGGTGGAGGATTTTATGGTTATGGTAATTGGGGTAATGCACCTACTAGCTCAGGTATATATCAAGAGGCAACTACATGGTCATTAGATACTTGGGGCGAATATCTTATGGCTTGTTCATCAAAAGATGGCAAGATATATGAATGGCAATTAAATACAGGAGTAGCCGCCGCACAAGTAAGTAATGCACCAGTAAGCAATAAAGGTTTAGTAGTTACAGAAGAAAGATTTGTATTTGCATTAGGTGCAGGTGGTAACCCTCGTAAAGTAGCATGGTGTGACCAAGAAAACAATACATCGTGGACTGCTTCAGCTACAAACCAAGCAGGTGACTTTGAACTTCAGACTGTTGGTCAAATTATGTTAGGTTTACGTATGAGAGGACGAACTCTTATCTTGACTGACAACGATGCACACGTTGCTAGTTATTCAGGCGCACCATTTGTCTACGGATTTGAAAGAGTTGGTACAGCTTGTGGTGTTGCTTCAAGAAGAGGTGCTGTAGCTATAGATGAAGGTGCGTTTTGGATGGGTCGAAAAGGGTTTTTCCAGTTTGATGGCTCTGTAGCTAGTGAAATGCCATGTGAAGTGTCAGATTATGTGTTTGATGACATGAATGTATCACAAATTAGTAAAGTTTACGCTGTTAATAACTCACAACATGGTGAAATATGGTGGTTTTATCCATCCAGTAGCTCAAACGAAAACGACAGATACGTTGCACTAGATTATAAAGAAGGACATTGGTCGACTGGTGAATTAGACAGGACAGCAGGAGTTGACCAAGGAGTATTTAGCAATCCAATATGGGCAGATGCTAGTGGCAATCTTTACAATCAAGAGACAGGTTACACACATGGAAGTACAAAACCATACGCTGAGTCAGGGTCTATAAGTCTTGGCAATGGTGATAGCATTATGAAAGTAACACAGCTCATACCTGACGAAAAAACACAAGGACAAGTAGAAGTTACGTTTAAGACACGTTTTTATCCTAATGATAGTGAGACCTCACATGGAGCATTTACGCTCGGTAATCCTACAGATGTTCGCTTTCAGGGTAGACAAGTACGTATAAAAGTACAAGGCACAGGTAATGACAACTGGAGGTCAGGAATAATGAGGATAGAAGCTAATCCGGGAGGTAGACGATGAGTGTACAGACACCTCCACCACCATTAGGCAAAGATTGGAAGCCATGGGGTGAGCGATTAAATACGTTTCTGACAACTACAAGAGACAAACTAAGAAGCCTTACAAGTGGTGAATCAGCATCAGATGATGGTATCTTGATGTGGGATAGAGGTGACAAAAATCCTGTAGTATCTATTGATGGTGTGTGGACTCCACTAGGACTAGGCGGTGGTACTAATAGTGGCTCTCATGGCTTCTTTTATAGCACAGTAAGTCAAATTGCAAGCGCAGTTGATACTGCCTACGGAATTACTTGGAACAACACAAATGCTAATAACAATATCTCTATTAACGGTAGTGATTCAACAAGGATTGATTTTGCTAAAGGTGGCACTTATTATTTAAATTTTCATGCTACAATAGCATCATCAAACGCTTCTACAAAAACAGTTTATTTCTTTCCTAAAGTAAATGGCACAACAAAAGACCACTCAACTATTATTACTACACTTCATGAGAATGGACAAAAGAAAATTGCATCAAGAAACGGTTTATTTACAATGAGCGCAGGTGATTATCTTCAAGCAATGTGGGCGGTAGATGATATTGCGGCGTGGTTAGAGAACACTACAGCAACAGCATTTGCACCATCTACACCAAGTGTTACCTTATCTATTGTTGAGGTTACAACATGAATATACAAGAAGATTTAATGCGCGGTAAAGCATGGATAGAGTCAGCACTTAAAAAAGGCGGCAATACTCATGACTTTAAAGACATTGTAGATGGTGTTATGAGCGGTGATTTCCAATTGTGGATGGGGTCAAACGGATGTGCAGTAACCGAAATTGTAGTGTATCCTAATAAGAAAGTGTTACATGTGTTCTTAGCAGGCGGTGATAAAGGTTACGGAATACATCAAATTACAGACATGCATGATGATGCAATAACTTGGGGCAAACACCAAGGATGTATAGGGATGACTGTTACTGGTCGAAGAGGATGGAAAAAAATCCTTGAACCTAAAGGTTGGTCAGAGCAGTTTACAACATTATTAAAGGAGTTTTGACATGAGTAGCGGCGGCGGTAAAGGCGGTAAGAAGCAAACAGAGACAACTATACCAAGTTGGATACAACAACCGGCAGAAAGAAATATTAGACGAGCTGAACAAGTACAGCAACTTAAATACATGCCATACACAGGCGCAGAAGTAGCGGCATTTACTCCGGCACAAGAAGCCGCAATGAATACAAACATTGGTGCGGCAGAAGCGTTTGGTTTGTTAGCTCCTAATACTCTTACAGCTACAACAGGAATGCCTGAAGCAACTACATACGCGAATGGTATGAGAGGTTATGGCTCTATTGGACTATATGACCAAGCACTAGCAGAACTTACAGCAAGAGACCCTGCAAACATGGCGGCTTACAACAGTTTATTTGGTAATGCTGTACCTGCTAATTTAGCGCGTTCATCAGGAGGTGGACGAGGTGGAGGAGGCGCACCTACAATTAACAGTCAGCCACGAGCAGTTATACCTAATCAAACAAAATATGGTGCAGATAGGTCACCTGCAATAATGGGTGGTAGAGGTATAGATAGAAGCACACCAAGAGGTTCAGGCAAAGTTGCAGGAGTATCGGCACTAAATAAATATGGCAATCGTTCAGTTGGAAGCAACTATGGTGGTCGTAAAAACTATTCAGGATTTTAATTATGGCTAATCAAGGACTACCC